CTCCACCCTCAGTGAGGGAACTGAAAAAATCAGTTAAAAGTGTAAATCGATATCCGTTTACACCCCTTCACACCCGGGAGGGTGCAAAAGAGTTCTCCTTTATCATAACCTAAGGAACCCTGGGAAGGGACCCTTATCTCAGTATCGGGAGCCCACTCGGTGGGATCCAAGAGTGGGTAGTTACTACCCACGTATACGGAGTATGACGGCAACACATGATCACCCGCGTATCGCTTGAAAGAGCGTACGCTTTTATAGGTGAAGGTGTCAAAGGTTGAACCTCCAAACCCGTTTCGAAGAATCTTGCGACTCTTCTTACGGTGCCACTGATCGCTAATCAGGTGGCCATCCCCATACCCGTCGGGTCCTTCTATTTGGATAGAAGTATCAACGAGTTGGCGGAGATAGGTGGAGGCTTCTGTCATGTGCATTCTCACATAGTGATTATGCAGTCTAAAGACGTCATGACAGGAAAGCCGGTCTTTTTGATAGACCGGTCGGACGTCGATACCCGAAGCGTAGTCCTTCCCGCAACTTTCGCGGAAAGATCCGGTCGAGTAACTCTTCTCCTTGTTAACAAGGAAACCAGCGTCGTGCAGGACCCCCGAAAGGGCCTCATAAGCACTGGTTGGGACGATGATATCATCGCCGTAGGCTCGCACGTGGCTGCTATCGAGACCAAGACATTCAGCGGCACCTTTTGCAAGGGCGTAGAATATCAGCGTCTCGAGCGGAAACGTGAAGCCATTTCCCATTGAAGAGAACTTAGCAAGCTCAATGACGTTACCGTCCAGGCTACAAGAGCCCGTACGGAAGCGTGAGAGAAAACTTGCCCAGTCAAGAGGGAGGAGGTGATAAACCAGCTCCTTCGCGACTGTATCGGAAGCACTACTGAGGTCCAGCGTTGCTAAAGCGCCGGTAAGTGAACCTTCGCGAGCCATCCTCTGGTTAGGAGTTTGGTCACGAATGTCCAGCCCTGCTCTGCGAAGTTGAACAGCCATGTAATGACCGATCCCAGACTGACACATAGTGTTAATGCTGGGCTCAATCATAACGGTTCTGTCCTCTTTGGCAGACTTCGGTACGTAGACAATAGTCCCAGGGTGGATTTCCACAGGGACTATCGAGCCGTTCACCATGCACCCCTGCACCCAGCCGCTTTTGGCGGCGTGTGCCGAGGCTGCTCCGCCCGTGAGGGCATGAGCAGCAGAGTAAAGAGGCATCTCATGTAAGACCGCTTTCACGGTCGTTCTGAGTTCTACGCTACAAGCGGGCACCTGGGAGAGCTTAGCTCTCCACGATGCCGTTCTTCTAGTGACTTGCGTCGTTGCACCTGGTCCAAAAAGGAATTTTAGCTCGTGAAGCTTCGGAACTTCTCCAAGAATGGAACGGATTGTCCTTACAGCGTGATAAAACACACGTTCTGTAAAGGGGCGAAATTGATATTCGCCTCTGTTCCACTTCTGAAAAAGTTCGTTAGTCTCACGGCAAAGTTTTTCTGCTTGCAGGAACTTGACCCGCGCCACATCCCTCCGATCGACCCCGATATCTAAGTCTTGTCGCTTGCCGTAGAAGGCGAGCGCTTGACGTAGGTGTAGGAGTTGAACTGGAGAAAAATGGACGGGATCAAGCGAACAGTGAACGAGGTACGCGTAATCGTGGAGGAGGATTCCTTCAGCGATTTCGCAGCCTTTCTCACAATCCGCCTGCTCGCAGTGCCAGAGTGCGATGTCCTGGAGTAGGGCATCAGTGTCCGAAGAAGAGACCGTCTGGTCCCAGCGAGTAAATCGCATAGTCTTTCCTTAATTAGGAAAAGTTGGGATCCGAGACCGGAAAAGCTCGACATGGAAGTGGAACCGACCTTGTTAGGTCGGCGACACGAGCAGGTCGAACAGTTCCGGGATCGGGCCAGCAGTCGCGGCCGCTACAGAAGTCGACACGTTGTTATCAAGGTTCACACCCATCTGACGAACGAGTCGACGTCCTGTAACGTCCGAACGCCGAGAGAACAAGCCGACCAGGATGCTTGTATTCTCGTAGGCGACCTTCGGTGCGGCGGTATAACCCGCAGCATTTTGGCCACTGATCGACTCCATGACGGGGACGACCAGACGACGCTCCGTGCGGTAAACACCGCTCTTCAGGAGTTCCATCTTGGTGGTCAGGGTAACCTGACCCTCTTGAGGAACAGAAGCCAGCTTCTCACGCCAGACGGCCGTGACGACGTTTTTCTCGCGAGAAACGCTTTCGGGCACGAGGGTGTGAGAGACTGGGGAGGCCGCACCGTCAAAGACGGTGATGTTTGCAATAGCAGACATTTCTAATGACAGAGATGCCTTATCCGGATGTCAACCCGGGGCGATTACAGGCTGAGCTAGTGCCTGAATAAGCTCGTACCGTTGATGAGAAGTGCGACCGCATTGGTACATCTCCGCCAACTATCCATCTGGCCAAGTCCTTTTAGGACCGGCTTGGGGACGTTGAGGGAGGACGAGATCGTCCGAGAGAAGGACACGACTTCATCCCAAAACTGTTCAGGGCTGCCCTTTGTAGGGGCCGCACCGCCAGTGTTGTAGATGAAGCCAGTAGCTTTCGAATAGACTTTACTCGACGTGACGTATATAGCTGTCAAAGAGTTGGCCAGCTGCTTAGCTTCCAGGTAGTTACCGATAGGAATAAACCAATCGATAACAAAACTGTAGGGAAGTAATTCCCAAGCCAACGATGCAGGGTCCTTCAGGCCGATAAGGCCAACCTCGTCAATGTGTGAGACATTAGCGATAATACTCTTGCGAGTATAGACTTCGCCTATGCCTTGCACGCTGCCGGGGTTGAAGTAACCTGCAACTGACAAGCTAGTCCGGTACTTCAGGAGAAGCGGACGGTTAAGCGTATAGGCGAGATGCCTAGCCGCGCCGTAAGCGTCCTGAACCAACGGGCTCCATGCGTAGGAAAACGCAAGCCAGTTGTTCGCGAACCATTCCTCAGTTACGCGTTTGCGATCGATAATATCCGAAGGTTTCGGCCTTCCTTGTCGCGCGCCTTTATCCGCATAGCGGTGGCGCTCAACATTCGGCCGACCCCCGAGGAGATCATCGAGAGCTTTCAGCGGGTTACCCTTTCTCAAAGACTTGTAAGCCTTTGTGATACGGGTAGCGCTGTCCATGATAGTAGCTAAAGCTTCCTTACCTTCTCCGAGGAAAACAGCCATATTAAAGCTGTCCCCTTGGAGCTTCTTAGAAAGCTTACCGATCAACTTGTAGTCACTGTCGGAATTCCACGTGTGAGTACGTGGGACGGTGAAGTTGCTCGTCGTCTGCATGCCCTTGGTGGCAGAGACGAAGCAGGGGGCTTGCGCAGATATGCATTTCTGAGAAATCGGAAATGCAACATCATAGCGCGAAGTCCCATTCATGGAATAAGGATTGTCCTGCTTTCCCTTGAACGGCTTCTTCTGACGAATAGTCGTTCGACGAGTACGTTTCTTGAATTTCGTAATGGTTTTACCTTTACGATCTTTAGTTACGTAGGGATAGTAGTAAGTGAACGTCTCTGGCGGTGAGGACGCGACAGAAGGGGA